CCCCCCGCGATGCAGGTGAGATAACCGGCTCCCATCCGACTGATCGAGCGGCACCGACAGTCTCCCCGAGGATGCTGAGATCATCGGGTCGGGGGGCGGCGATCCAGAGTATCCGGGTCATAGNNNCTCGATCGGCGTCTGCCGCGAGGTCGCGTCGTCCAGCTGTGCCGCATCGGTCACGATCCGGCAGATCTCGGCCGAGGGTTCCCGGCCGTGGACCACGGCGAGCACGTCCGCCAGGGCGATCGTATAGATCCCGTCCGGCGTCCAGAGGATCAGAGCACGACCCGGTTTTGAGCGCCGGAGGGTCATCGGGGTCTCGACATCCAGGTATCTCCCGGCCGTCCCGGGGTATCGGCGCGATACCGGGGCGCAGCTGACTATCCGGGAGGTCAGCGCCGCCAGGCGGTGCTAGCGGCACGATGTAGAGGTCGTCCCCGATCTCGAGCACGATCCCGTCTGTGAGGCGGTCGAGACGCGCCTCGCCTGCTGGCCGGAGGGTCACGAGGACCCCCTCCCGGCGCCGATCAGGAGCAGCGACTCCGGAGGGAGCCAGACCCGATCCGGGGACTCGTCCAGGGCGACGAGCAGCTCCTCCGGGCCGAGGCCGTATCGCACCACCGTCCCCGTGCACTCGGCGAGGTCGGGCGGATCCAGGACCCGAACCCGCATCCCGAACCACGGGTGGGAGGCTGTCTCCCCTCCCCGGGACTCATCGGCGGGCTCCACGGTCTGCGTGACCGGATCTCTATCGCCGACGGGGGCCGTGTGCCGAATCCGGTAGTATCGGCTTGACAACGCCGCGTAGGTCCGCTTCGCGTCGCCGAACTTCGCCTGATACGCCGTGACCGCGCTGGCGGGGGTGGTCTCCTGGAGCAGGACTGCATCCTCTTCAGGAGTCCACGAGCCCCGTCGCCCGTCCGGCGGCGCCGTCGCGAGGGGTCGGACCTCATACCACTGCCGCCTGATCGCGCCATCCGTCCGGGTCGTGTCCGGGAACCGTTCGCGGAAGAGTGCGATCGCCTCCTGTCGGGACATCGCGCCGGCCAGCACCGCGTTTTCCCCTGCGGTCCACATCTGGATGTGTTCCGGGACCCGGCCCTTGGTCTTGTAGACCGGCGTCTCCTCTGGCTCGATGGCCGGGAACTCTGGCACCTCTGCGTCGCCGCCGGAACCCTGAGGATCCCGGGGGACGAGCACGAAGTCTGACCGGGGAACCAGGTCGGCCGCCTCGGCCGCCATGTCCAGGTCCTGCTCCTCCTGCTCAGCCTCGCAGGCCTCTCGGAGGAGGCTTGTCGCCCGCATCGCGGAGCAGGCATCCTTAATCGGGCAGAGGATCGCCTTGTCGTCCAGGTGAGGGCAGGCCCGGTCATAGGGATAGGTGCAGTGATCTCTCAGCCCGGGATCGTAGTAGACACACGGCCCGCTCTCCTGCGCCCGGAGGAGGATGGGCTTCGACCCCACTGAGGGGGCGACGAGCGCCCGGATCTCTTCGGGGTTGCCGATGACGATCATTCTGCTCCTCCCATGCATCCCTTACACAACGTTTTGCCCTGGAAGAGCTGCGAGAGCTTCGCCTGCTGTCCGGGCACGGGTCCTCCGCACTTCTCACAGACCTCTTCTCCGGGGGCTGCCGGCTCTGGGATAGTGGTGCAGCGTCGCCGTAGGTACACCAGGTTTTCTGGGATCACGGTCGGACAGGTCGTCGCTGCTGGAGGGATACGATCGTCGTGCGCGGTGCAGCGGTATTCTACGTGGGTTGGCCGCGCAGGCTCCGGGGCGGGGGTCCCGACGTCCGGCACCTTGTTGAGCGGCGTCGAGGTGATCGAGGCGACTACCTGCCGCACCGTGAGCCGGTCCTCGTCGGACGCGCTGTTAGTGTATTTGAGGAGTTTCCGGGAGAATATCACGACGGCGTCGTCACAGTCCCGTTCGGTCTCGATGTGACCGGAGACGGAGAAGGTTATGCTGCTGCCGTTCGCCATCGGCACCGATGCACCGAGGATGACCTCGCTCGGGGAAAAGGTCATTCTCCCGCCTCCATCTTCCGCTGCGCGAACGACCGCACCATAAATGCATTGTCAATCCGGCGCATGAAGTCTTCCGGGTTGGAAAAATCCCCGTAGACCTTCACCGCGCCGCCCTTGCCGGGGGTGCCGATCTCGACGCTGTCCTTCTGCGCGTCGATGTGGCGGTGGATGACTTCCTCGGTCATGCCCGCACCCCCTTCTGCTCGATGCGCAGTTGGGTCTCGGGAGAGAGGGACGTCATCAGCATCCCTCCTCGGCATTGAGTTCCGCGACCTGCATCTCGACCGCGCCCCTGTACTCTGTATATACGCCGACGTACTCCACGTTGCCCCCGTGCAGGGGTTGTGCCGGGTCAATCTGCCGCCCGGCAATGTACATCCGGCGACCATCAATCACCTGCGAGAGCACGCGCCACGGTCCCGGCGGGAGAGAGAGGGACATCATCGGCATCCCTCCGCTGCATTGAGATCCGCGACCAGTACCTCGACCCGATCATAGTTATCCGAATACATGCCGTGATATTCGACGTTGCCGCCGTGCAGGGGCTCAGCTAGATCCAGCTGCCGACCGGCAATATACATCATCCGGCCATTGATTTCCTGGCTCAGGATGCGCCACGGTCCCGGCAGGAGAGAGGGGGCCATCAGAGGCCCTCCTCGACGAGGTCCTGCGGGTGCTCTGTAACGCTATCCTCCGGCGTCCAGTCGTCGCAAACATATCCTCGTCCCACACGCATGCCGCAATGCCAGCTGCAATGCCTACTGCCGTCGACGTTAGAGTAACCTTTGTCGCAGGTCCCGCAACACCGGGTGGCCGCCAGATGATACCCGGGCGGGTAATAGCAAGCCATCTACGCCGCCCCCTGCTGCTCGTTCCACCACTTGCCGAAACACTCGACACACAGGGTCCTCGGTGTGTGCGGCCGGGTCTTGTCCCGGATCTCCGCAGGCACCGGGATCCCGCAGACCTCGCAGGTCGTCGGGGTCGCGGCGGGGATCTCGGTGACGACGCGCGGCTCCGGGCGGTCGCCAGTGTCGATCTCTTCGGGGCAGTAGAGGCCGCTGATGCCGAATGCTCTCCGGAGCGCGTGGCTCTCGGCGACCTTGATGATCATGGTCTTCGGCTTGGACTGCCAGAGGTTCTTCCCGGTGCTGTATTCCGCGAGCGGGACCGCGACCTCGAAGGGGTGCGCCATGTCCTTACGGTAGACCTTGCACCATCCGATGAGGTCCCCGCCCTCGTCCTGCCGGGTCCCGGACTCCATACCGTCGAATTTCCCGCTCCTGTGCGCGATGGCCAAGAACCCATCCCGGCCAGCGAAGATCGCGGCGGGGTTGTTCCCGTACTTGACCGCCCAGATCTGTTTTGCGAACGGGTCCAACTGGTAGGTCTTCGCGAGTTGCATCAAGAGGAGGAACTCGTTATCGGTGCAGTCCCGAGCGCACATATCCCGGACGAGTTGGATCTGCTGCTGATCGTAGTTCGCCGGGACGATGCCCCCGGCGTTTGTGGTTGCGGGGAGGTCGGTCATTCGGTCCGCCCCCGCCGCAGATCCTCATACACCCGCACCGGGAGATCCTCGACATACCGCACCCGGTGCACCCGGCACCGCTCAGCCAGGGCAGCGGCCCGCTCCTCGCGCAGCGCCTCGGCACATGCCGGGCAGACCCCGTCGCCGGAGGTCGTCTCGCAGTCACAGGAGCGGCAGAGCCGCGCCCGGCCGTGCAGTAGGTCGTCGTTCGCAGGAGCATTCGCGCGCGTGCGATCCATTATATTCTCTGAGGTCGATACAACTGTGGCGGCCCGGGGTTCCTGCGTCCTGGTCGGTGCGGATCCGCAGGGGCTGCCATTCAGACATTTGTTGGTTGACATGTGTTTCACTCTTTTTTTCGGTCGTTAACCCCTGGTTTCAGCCGGAGGTAGTCGACATACTCCTTGCCGAGATACGCTCGGATGGACTGGCGCACCAGGTCCGCCTCACTGATCCCGACGGCGGAGGCGACGTCGGCGAATGTTTTTGCAAGGTCGCCGGTCAATGTGGCCTGCGCGACCTTGCGCGGATGGTTTGTACTCACTTGCCTCACATATAATAATTGGACGCAAGAGTATATAGGCTTATGTATTTTGCATCAGATCGCAGCAACCGCGCGCAGATATTTACGCGATGCTGAGGTCTCGCATCGGCGCGACGGGTGGGAAAATGCGGTCCCGGGCCTCGAACCCGGGCGGGGCCTGGCTACCCGAACCGCTCAGTCAGTACCTTGCCTCTTCCAGCGTGTCCGGCTCCGGGTGCCAGACGTGCCGCAGGTCCGCGATCTCCTCGGGGTAGTCCTCCGAGATCGTTGCCTCGCGCCAGCCGTGGCCGCCCGGGAGGTGATCATCGTAGACCTCCAGGCGCAGGTCGACGGCCGTCCCGATCGGGCTGTCGACCGGAGCCGGGGACACCATGCGGCCGTCCGAGAGCAGGAGCACGATCTCGTCGATGACGATCCGCCCATCGGGGCCGATGTGCACGCTCGCGAAGGAGACGGTCGCGGTTTCCAGGTCTTCCTTGACGATCCCCTCTAATTGGCAGATCTCGTCGGTAGTGTAGTTTTGCTGTTCCATTGTCGTCACCTCACGGGTCGATCCGCACGACCTTGACTCGCTTGTTCCCCCACTCCTTCGGCAGGTAGAGGGTGCTGCTGCTCATCCCGGCGTACTGCCGGGGGACGCGCTCCAGCACCGCGTAGCCGTCGATCGCGTAGTGGTCCGGGGCGGCCGGGACCTCGCGCAGCCCGTCCCGGAGTTCCTGGAGGTACTGGACCACAACCGAGATCCCCCCGACGAGCACCACGTTCGCCTGCTCTGCTTCGCGGACGATCTCATTCGCGAGCGCGAGCAGGGCCTCGTCGGTAGTGTCTGCCCGGATCTCCGGCACCCCGCCCGCGAGCCAATCCCCGACAGACCACAGACCCCCATCGTGCAGCGGCGGCTCGTGCGTGGTCATCCACTCGTCGAAGTCCATCTTCTCGCACTCGCTCCCGGGGAACCGCCCGAACTGCTGGACGTCCTCCCAGACGGTCTGATACGCTTCTGCGAGCGGCTGCGCACGGGGCAGCACCTCGTCCTCGACCCACGCGCGGAGCTGCGTCGCGTCCACGAGGGGCGGGAGGGGGTAGGCGTCCTCCAGGCCGATCCAGCGCGTCTCCGGCGACGTGTGGTCCTCCGGGTCTTTGGTCTCGGCGCTGATCGTCTGGCGCTCCCAGTCGACGACCAGGAGGATCGTCCGGGGCTGTCCGCGCGCGGTAGACTCCAGGAGGTCAACCGGACTGACGTAGTTGAGGTGGAGGGTGAACATGCTCACTCCTCCCCTTCGCCCGAGTCGTACACCGGCTCGGGGATATCGTCGATATCCACGCCAGCCAGCGCCTCGTCGATCTCGTCGATCCGCGCCTGCAGGCGCGCCCGCTCCTCCACCAGGGCGTCGTGATCGTTGTGGACTGGGGTCCGGGCGGCCAGGATCGCCGCGCGGGAACCCGCGCACCTCTCGATCGAGATCGCCGAGTCGGTGACGCTCCGCACGACCCCATACCAGCGATTGCGGCTGCGGTTGCCCCCCCCAGATATGTAATCGCCGGCAATCTCGACCGCCTTGCCGACCAGGGACGCATCGACGATGTAGTAGTACCGGCCGCGCCCGGTCTTGACAAACGTCCGAGCCAGGCCGCCCGGGGCTGCCGGGTCCGCCGTGATTGTTGCCATCCAGTTCTTGCCGCGCTTGTGGGCCTCGTAGACCGGGGCCTCGACCATCGCGCCATCCTCGACTTTTGCTGTGTAGTTGCTCACTGTTTTTCACCTCGTGTTACAATATAGATATTATACGTGTGAGTATATATAACTATCGATGTGATCCCGAGCGGTGCTCTGAACACAAGTGCACTTGTTACCAGCGCAATCGTAGCTGCCCGCTCTGGAGCAGTAACTGTATGGGGATTTATTGCTCACTATAACGGACCATAGCGCCGGCGTATCCCAAAACCATACGGGCTGTGTTTGCTGCTCACCCGGGCGAGAGAAGGAGGGGGGGGACCAGGTCACCCGGATGATTCGGTCAGGGCGAGGGAGTGATGCCCTCCTCCCGCGATCTGTGTCGCGACCAGATCGGCCGGGACAGTGCACTGACCAT